TTTCCAGAATTTCACAATCTATACCATGAAATTAAAAATTATTTTTTTGAATTGAATGATATCAAAGATGATAGATATTATATACAATGTTGGTTGAATGTATATAGAAAAGGAGACTTTATCGATTGGCATCATCATCGAGCAAAAGAACTTAAAAGTTGGCACGGATTTTATTGTGTTAAAGTTCCTGAACCCTCCGCAACACTATATAAAATATCAACAAATTCTCCTATTATTACTGTTCCTAGTGAAGAAAATTTATTGGTTATTAGTAAAAGTGACGGTGACTTACATAAGTCGACAGAAAATAAAAATGATGATGATAGAATAACGATAGCTTTTGATATTGTACCTGAATGGTCAATAAAAGAAGATAACCACGAAACAAGACCTAACCATTGGATACCACTATGATTAAAAAACACGACTTTAAATTAACAGATGATAGAACATATTTCAAACCATTCAATTATCCTTGGGCTTATGATGCTTGGTTGAAACATGAACAATCACATTGGATGCACACAGAAGTTCCAATGTTGGAGGACGTTAAAGATTGGAAAAAGAAACTAACTCCATCCGAAAAAAAGTTTTTAACACATATTTTCCGTTTCTTCACACAAGGCGACATCGATGTTGCTGGTGGATATGTTAAGAATTATCTACCATATTTTCCACAACCTGAAGTTCGTATGATGTTAATGGGTTTTGCTGCTCGTGAAGCATTACACATTGCTGCATATAGTCATTTGATTGAAACTCTAGGTTTACCTGATACAACATATAATGAATTTTTAGAATATGCTGAAATGAAAGAAAAACACGAATATGTGTTGGATATTTCTCAACAAAATTCAACAAAAGAAAATACTGCTAAACATATCGCCACATTCTCCGCATTTACGGAAGGTATGCAGTTGTTTAGTTCATTTATTATGTTATTAAACTTCCCACGCCATGGTAAGATGAAAGGTATGGGACAAATTGTTACTTGGTCTATTGTTGATGAAACACAACATTGTGAATCCATGATTAAGTTATTTAAAACATATGTGCAAGAAAATAATGAAATTTGGAATGATGATTTAAAAGGTCAACTATACACTATTGCCACAAAAATGGTCGAACTGGAAGATAAGTTTATTGATTTGGCATTCCAAATGGGTGAAATGGAAGGTCTTACTGTTGAAGATGTTAAAAAATATATTCGATATATTGCTGACCGTAGATTGATATCTTTGGGACTTAAAGGAATTTTCAAAGTTAAAAAGAATCCATTACCATGGGTAGAAGAAATGATTAATGCTCCAACACACACCAATTTCTTTGAAAATCGTGCAACTGATTATGCTAAGGGAGCTTTGAGTGGTGATTGGGGTGATGTGTGGGCACATTAGAGTGTATAAATTACCTTTAGTTCTCACAAAAGAACAATCCGACAAAATTTTAGAATTCGTTGAGAAATTTCATGATAGTGATTTTTTTAAAACGAATTCTACAGGTACAGGAAGAAAATTCTGTATAGTCACTAAGAATAACTTAGTTAAAGAATACTTCAATTCTTTAATGAAAGAGAAGTATGAACAACTAGGTATTTTTGATGCTGAAGAAGAACCTGTTATTGGGGTTTTTATAGGAACTGGAATAGAAAATTCTTTTGTACACAAACATAAAGATCCACCAAAGCCAGGTTTCAATCATGTTAGATTAAATTTTTTAGTTTCAAAACCCGAAATTGGTGGAAATCCTATAATCAATGATGAAGAAATAGAAATACAGGAAGGTGAAAGTTGGTTAAATGTTGCCGATTTATGGATGCACGGTAGTACTACAGTTAAAGGTAATAAAAAAAGAATTGTTTTAAGTATTGGTGCTTTAGTACCGACACAAACTGTTGAAAATAAATTGAAGAAATTTTGGGTATGATATATAATAACAACAATAAAAAAAAGGTAAATTATAATGACTCAAAAATCTATTACAGGTGAATGTTCAAGTTGTGAATCTACTTATGGTGTAGATTACATCGAAGAAATAGTTTCAGAGCAGTATCCAGAATTTTGTCCGTTTTGCGGAGAACATATCGAAGAAATCAACGAATCCTATATAGAGGATGAAGATGATTTGGATACTGGAGAATGGGATTAAACTGGCAATACAATGGTAAAGATTTTACGGAAGACTTGATTGGTGATAATTACGGGTTCGTGTATCTGATAACTAATCAGACGAATGGTAGAAAATACATAGGCAAGAAATTTTTTTATTCTGCCAAAACCAAACAAGTTAAAGGTAAAAAGAAAAAGGTAAAAGTTTCTAGTGATTGGCAAACTTACTATGGAAGTAGTGCCGAACTCACTAAAGATGTGATACAATTAGGTCAAGACAATTTCAGTCGAGAAATAATACATCTCTGCCTATCTAAAGGTGATTGTGGTTATCTTGAAGCGAAAGAACAGTTTGTTCGTGGTGCTTTAGAAAAAGATGAATACTACAATACTTGGATTATGGTAAGAGTGAGAAAATCACATCTTAAAGGAATTAAATGTTAGACTATTTACAACCCATCAAAAATGCTGATGTAGACTTCATTATGTTTTTTCAAGGAAGTCTACCAGATAGCATTAAAGTTGATGGTAGTCAATATGAAGATAGGGGAACACCTATCGGCGGCAACGAACTAGGACATGTCTACCACATTATGTTGTGTCGTGACCATCCAGAAGATAAAAACAAGTTTGATAAATTTGACCACTTCGAAGCCGTACTTGTTTGCCCACTTGAATATATCTCCGGTTTAATCACACAAGGTTGGTATGGTATTGTTGCCAAAAAAACAACAACCTCAGAAAAAGTATACAACAGAATAGTTGACCTAATGACAAAACACCTGTATAATTGATTGTACAGGAGAATATTATGATTCTAATTGATTTAAACCAAGTTTTACTATCTGGCTTGATGGCACAGATATCCAGTCAAAAAGGTACCAAACTCGATGAAGATTTGGTACGACATCTAATTTTAAATATCATTCGTATGCACGTTAAAAACTTCCGTAGAGAATATGGTGAAGTTGTGTTAGCTTGTGATAATCGCAAATATTGGCGTAAAGAATATTTCCCTTTCTACAAAGCTGGTCGTAAAAAATCTCGTGAGAAATCCGATTTAGATTGGCATATGATTTTCAATATGCTTGCCAAATTCAAAGAAGAACTCAAAGAAAATTTCCCATATAAGATTATTGATGTTGAAGGTGCTGAAGCTGATGATGTGATTGGTACATTAGTACCTCGTCACGCACCACATGAAAAGGTTTTGATTCTATCAAGTGATGGTGACTTCTTACAATTACAACGATATGGTGCAAATGTTAAACAATATAATCCAGCACAAAAGAAATATATCAAAGAAGATAATCCTATCGAGTATCTAAAATTACATATTATCGAAGGTGATAAAGGTGATGGTATACCAAATGTACTTTCGCCAGGTGATGTGTTTGTTCGTGAAGCAAGGCAGAAACCATTAACAAAAGGTATCAAACAAAAATTGGTTACGGAGTCCGTGGACACATGGAATGTTACTGAACAAGAATACTGGTCACGTAATCAAACATTGATTGACCTAACATTCATTCCAAAAGAGATACAAGAAAAAATCATAAATACATATGAGGAAGCAAAGCCTGCTCCTAGAAATAAATTATTAAATTACTTTATTAAAAACAAACTAAAAAATCTAATGGATGTGATTGAGGATTTCTAATGAAAAATATGTATGAAGTTTTTGATGAATTTGAAGCAGCAAAAACTAAAAAAGAAAAAATGGATGTAATTGGTAAAAACCTATCAAAGACTTTGGTAGATGTTTTGAAATATACTTTTCATCCAGACTTTCAATGGTATGTAACTGAGATGCCACACAATTATAAAGTTCCCGATACTAAACCAGGAATTTCTATTTGCCAACTCAGTACAGAAATTCGTAAGTTGTATATGTTCTCTAAAGGTAATCCTACTGCGGATAAATTAACGGAGAGAAAAAGAAATGAGTTGTTAATTCAGTTCTTAGAATCGTTAGAACCTAGAGAGGCAGAAGTTGTTATGGGTATCTTTAAAAAGGACCAAGGCGTGAAAGGTTTAACATATAATTTTGTTAAAGAAGCATTTCCACAAATGTTACCTTAATGCGTTATAAAAAAGAAAAGATTATAATTACCTGTGGTGAATACGACCCGTTAGACAAAAAAGATATTGATTTCCTGAAAAGATGTAAATCAAAAGGAGATTGGTTGGTTGTCGGTGTACATTCAGATTGGTGGATGTTATGGGCTCGTGGAGGTTTTGTTCAGAACTATGATACTCGTAGAGAAATACTTTCTCACATCAAATATGTGGATGAAATATTCACATTCAATGATACGGATGGAACCGTATGTCAACTATTAAAGATTATACAAATTTGCTATCCTCATGCCGATATAACTTATGTGTCGGAGGAGGACATGCATAATATGCCAGAGACCAAAATCCGAGGTATTACTTTTGAAACGATGAAATAGGAAAGACCATGTCAAAATTTGTCGGAAAGTTCCGTAAGAATAAGAACTATAATGACGATTACAATTACGATACCAAAAGACATCGTAATGAACACTCAGAATCAAGAAAACAAATTGAACGATTGCTGGATGAATGGAATGATGAAGAAGTTATACAAGAACTCTCACATCCTGAAAAATATTAAGTATACCATTTAAATATCTGTTTTTCTGTATAAGTAGGTATGTCCGCTTTTCAAGATTAATACCAAGTTGCTTATAAACAACACCGCTTGACAAAATAGATATAGTATGTAATAATATAGAATCCTTCCACGGAGTTTATATTATGATGATACACACATACATTCGTAAAACTAAGCCTAAAGTTTCTAAACAGGCAAAATTACAATATGATAACTGGCTTAAAGAAATTTCAAAGCCAATGCCGACTTTTACAAAATATGGTGTAACTAAAAAAATCACCAAATCTGTTCCATCTCCCAAAGTTCCACCTGGTCGAGAAACTCCCAATATTTCAAGTCTTAATACCGGTTTTATTCCTTGTACAAAATCTGTAGAAGGCAATACTTATACTGGTACAAAAATTTTAGGTATTGGCACACTACACAAGTCTAATGCTGTTCCTGTTTTTAATAGTAATGAAGCGGTCGAAATGGCCAGAATGAGGAGAGGTTAATGAGTGAGTATTATATGAATGACGGAACACCATCTGGATGGACAGATGACGAATGGCAAGATTTTGAAGAATATATGGAATGTTTAAGTGATGAGGAATATGCTGCTGAGATAAAATGGATTGAATCTCTAGCACAAGCCAAGATGGAAGGCAAAAATATCGTTGAAAATCAATCTTATTATTTGGTGTGAGGTTAAATATGTACAGTCCGCAAGAAGAATCTCAAATTTTACGTGGCATCGATGACATCATGTACAATCTACGTCATGTACCTGTCGATGATGTCGCATATTTTCTTGTAAAATTCGATCCGAAGCTTGCCGAAAAGCTAGCCGATGCGTTAGAGTTCAGTTTTTTAGATAAGGAATTTAAGAATGTCAAATGATATTGTATTTACAAGCGTGGAAAGTCAGGATTCTGCGTGGAAATCACTCGATGAAGTTGTCCGTAAGTGGGTTGCTCTGTCTGGACACGAAAAAGACCAAGAAGATTATCAAAAAAGACGTAAAGAAGCGCTTACTAATCGCCGAAATTGGCAAGATTAATAAAAAAGTGTGAAAAAACAACAATTTGTAAGAAAAAATTGACTTTTGTAAGAAAAAGTGAGATAATATTAATATATTAACGAAAAGGTGTAGTATGAAATTAATCAATACGTTTGAATATGGCGATAAAAAAGCAGAAGTTCATGAAATCAAAGAAGGATTTTACTTGGTTGAGTACTATGTTCGTGGTGCTCTAGTCAATAAAACATCACATCATAACATTGGTGAAGCAAATTTGATTGCTGATGAATACACCGACACATTTCATGGCGGTAACAAACAATTTTTGAACGAAAATGCCTAACATAGAATTATTTGAACCTGAAGATCCTAGAAAAGTCTATGAGGCTTTGATACAGAGATGTCAGAATGTTAAGAAATATACGATTCGTTGTATTGTAGACGAATCTTGGACAGGTCAAGGAACTATTCGACATTCTAGAATAGAGAATGGAATCTATTATTTTGATGTTGTTGCTTTTACTATGAGAGAAGCAATGTTAAGGATTGTTAATGAAGTACCAGTTTTAAAATTTTTGGATGAATGTGATGAATGATAATGATTTGATTTGGAACCGTAAAGAGATGGAAACTTTGGTAATTCTACAAGAAGAATGTTCTGAAGTTTCCCAGGCTATATCCAAATGTTTTCGTTTTGGTAAAGATGGTGAATGGGACGGAACCACTAATAAACGAAGGTTGGAAGCCGAGATTGGTGATGTACTTGCCATGATTGACATTTTGGTAGAGAACTGTTACATTTCTGATTCCGAAATAAATGCTTCACGTAAAGCGAAGAAAGAGAAACTAAAGAAATGGTCTAAGATTTATGACACAACAAGAACTAGTACAGAGATTGAAATCGATTCGGGTATGGACACCTCAAGGTTCTACAGCCAGGATGCTGATTGAAGATTTATTGAAACAGTTAGGTGCAATGTGAACTACAATCTATTTGAGATATCTCTGTATAGCCTCAATCTATTTTCTTTTATGCTCGGTCTAACCTTTGCTTTCTTTCAACAGAGCATCTTTGGCAAAAGAATTGGTACATGGGTCATTTTATACTTCGCTGGTTTGGCAGTTTGGTATTATCTCAAGGCGCAACATGGAACCTAGTATATTTGGAATAGACAAAGACCTTTTTATTTCTTTAAGGTTTTCCGGCGCATTCCGGGTTCCTTTGATTACCTCAAATTAATTTTTACCACTTTTATGGAAAATAAAGAACAACTACTCAAGAAAATCGAAGAACTCGAAAAGTTACTCGATTGGAAGAATAAACGAATTTCAGAACTCGAACAATACAGTCGAGAACTAGAATCGAAGGTTTATGGAGGAACCACAAAGTGAAACTAATTCAATGGTTTAAAAACTACTTCTTAAAAATTGCTTCAACTTCCTGTACAGGAGATTGTGAGCAAGGCAGAAGGCCTTGTAATTGCTCAAGGAGAAACTATGGCAACAAAGGATAATTCTGTGACCAAACTGGCCTATAAACAAGAAGGTAAGTATTACGAATTTTGGATCGACGGAGAACTCAAAGAACGTGCTACTGAATTCTCCACATTAATGCAGAAAGTGAAGAAGTATAAGATTGGTATTGAAACTGGCCTAGAGAAATTTCTATAACCAGTTACCACCACGATAATCATAATCTTTAATCAACTTCTCAACCTCTGCAACACTAGTTGGTTTCTTAGAAGTGATATAAGATTCCATATGATTAGTGGTTCTTCTATCTAAATGAATATACAAACCTTTGGCGATACAAATACCAATAATGTATAGAGTGAATAGTATTAATACGAAAAACATTTGATTGACCTTATTAGTGAAAACGATATTAGTGTTTATACTAATATATAGTAAAATTTATGAATAAAACGATTATGAAACAAATATTAATTTTTATCAGTATACCTCTACTAATGATATCAGTCATATTCTTTGTTCCTTTTCAAAAAGGACATGTATATGATTGTAGAATATCAGAGATTTCTCCAGATGTTCCAGTATCCGTTAAAGAGGCATGTAGAAAGTTGAACGCCAAGATTTATAATAAATGAACGAAGTGAATAACATGAAGATTATCAATATCGGTCTAATGGCTGACAAAGACTACCAACTTTCCTTAGAATATGAAGATGGTACATGGGAACTATTTGAAGATTACATCAATAGATATGTAGAGAAAAAATTTCAAGAAATGAAAGAAAGTTATGAAAATAAGTGACCTGATAGTGGAATTACATAAATTATCGAATACCATAGAGGACTCTGTGGAGAGATTCAATGTTAAACAACTAGCAAATGAACTCGCTATTATTGGTAACCGGATCCACGAAAAGGAATTAGAGGTGTCTAACGATGGGTAGAAAATCTTCTTTCGGAACAAACTCGTGGTGGAATCATCGAATGGTCGGTAACTTTGGTAAAGACAGAGATATTGATGACCATGACGATAGAAAGCAAGACGCCTACCTGAAAAAATTAGAGGAATCACGAAATCCCTCCAGGAAAAAAATTCGAAATCCTGAGTTCCGGCGGAAAAAATAAAATATTGGAAAAAAGAGTTTGGGCCAGGATGAACTTTTTTTATGCTTACTTCACCATGACCCCCTCGGCGCCTTTACCCCATACTGCTCGGAGGCAGCTGCTCCCCGCCAAGCCCTGCCTTGCCAGTCATACCCCACACGGCTCTCCAGACTGCCATTTTAGCACATTCACCGAATAGTCCAGCAGTCCGGTCGACTATTATCCACAATAAAATCAACAGCTTACGGCGCCCAAAATGAGCGCTTGACAATTCTACCAAAACCTGTAGAATTACATATATTGATTGATTAACACAAAAAAGGAAATATATGAATAATTTTGCTATTGATTCTTTGACTACTACTGCTAAGCGTGCTCTTATTGCTCAATTGCGTGAAAGCATCAAGACTGATAAGGAGCTTGCTCGTGGTGCTAAACTTAATGCTAAAGCGCTTAAAGCTGCTGCTCGTGCGGAGAAGCGTGATGCTCGCATTAAGGCATTAGAAGCAAAACTAGCTGCTCTCAAGAATCCAGTAGGTACTAAAGCGATTAAAGCGAACCGCAAACCTACTACAATTAGCGTTACCAAGTACGCTTAAAAGCATTACTGATGAGACCTTAATGGTCGAAACCGCTAAATGCGGTCTAATGCAAAATGAGGTAATTTATGGATATTGAGAATTTATCGCTTGAGAATAAGCAAGAGCTTTTAAGGTTATTGCTGCTTTCTGAAGGTATCGTGGAAAAGGTATCGGTGGAAGTGAAGCTAACTGAGCACCAGATTGAAGCTCGCAAGTGCAATGAAATTGTCGCAATTAAAAAAGCAGGTGGAAATGTAGTTATGACTGAGCTGCAATTCTAGTAATACTTGACCGAATTGCTCAGGTATTATACAGGACGCTTGCCACTTTGCGCAAAGTATGAGATAATCCTTGAATAAATTGAAAAAAGGATAAAAAATGACTGTAACTTATAAATTGATTAAAATTGAGAAAAATCAACCAGAGCAAAGTGTTGAATTAACTGAAGATGAAATTGATGCGATTTTTGATGCAATGGGAGATTATCAAGATTATGGCGAGGAAGAATTTGAGTTAGCGGATTCAATTAGAAATAAACTATTCTAGCATTACTGATGAGGGTTTAATACCCGAAACCTTGAGATAAGGTCTAATGCAAAAAGTGAGGTTATTATGAAATTATTATCTACAGGTAATCCTAAGATAATGAAAGGTGAAAAAATGGGATATAATTCTTATATTCTACATTTGGCGCCCGCATCATTATCAGGTTATAATACTTGCCCAAAAGCGACTGAAGGTTGCAAATCTGCTTGCTTGAATACCGCAGGTCGTGGTGGTATGTTCAAGAAAGGTGAAACCACCAACATGATTCAGCAGGCAAGAATTAGAAAAACCAAGGCATTTTATGAAAACCGCCAGGAATTCATGGATAACCTTGTGAAAGATATTGAGTTAGGTATTAAACAATCTGCAAAAAAGAATCTAATTCCAGTATTCAGATTAAATGGTACCTCCGATATTGCTTTTGAAAAATACGAGGTGCAAAGAGCAGGTAAATTATATAATAATATCTTCGAAGCATTTCCAGATATTCAATTCTATGATTATACCAAAATTCTAGGTCGCAAAGTGAATAATATCAAAAATTATCACCTTACCTTCTCTGCTGCTGATGGTAATGATAATGATGTATTAAAAGCATTCGACCAAGGTTATAATGTTGCTATGGTATTTGGTATCGCTAA